AAAAAGTTACAGCAAGCACTGGACAATCCTCTAGCAAATTAGACCTCTTAAAAATAACTCTTGACTTAAAATAACTGTAAGGATATAATGGCACCATGAGCAAGGAAATTTCAACCATATCACCAGAAGGTCTGGAGATAGCAAACTGTTATCTACAATTCGGAAACATTAAAGCTGTTACCGAATACGTAGGCGTATCTGAAGATAAAGTTGTTGAACTCTTAAATAAACGAGAAGTCAAACGTTATATTGACACCGTTTACCTTGACCTAGGTTATCGAAATAAAAATAATATCGGTAGCCTACTTGACGAGATGATTCAAAGTAAGCTTGAAGAAGCTCAAGAAACTGGTGTATACTCTTCTAAAGACCTCGCTGACTTATTGCAGATGGCACATAAAATGCGTATGGACGAAATCAAGGCTCAAGCCGAACTGATTAAAGCAGAGAATACTCAAATAAAAAATCAGACAAATGTACAGATCAATGAATCTCTACCTTTTGGTCAGGGCAACTATGGAAAGTTGATGGAAAAATTGTTGAAGCCAGATGAATCCACAGACTAGCAATTTAGAGACTCTTTTAAAAGAGCACTTAAAACAAGATCAGGCACGTCTTGATAGAATCGAAGACAAGATAGATAGACTCTCCGACACTGTAGTAGCTTTAGCTCGCGCAGAAGAAAAGCTTATTAGTCTTGAAGCTTCTAAATCAGATATGGCAGATATTATAGCTGAACACGAAGAGCGTCTAGATAAGCACGAAAGTCGCCTAAACAAAGGAGATGTTACTTTAAATAGTATTAACAAAATCTTCTGGACTACTCTCAGTACCATCATAGGTTCTGCTGTAGTATATTTTATAGGAAAATAATATGATTTATCAAACTAAAAATAACTGGGTTTTAAAAACAGAAAAAGGACTTCGTTTCTTTAAAACTGAACAAGAAGCTGCTAAAGCAGCAGGCCTAGATACTGAGTGGGAGATAGATCATGGCATTGAAGAAGAGAAAGACGACTACAAAACGCCGGAAGACGACTACGAAAGCGAAGAAATCGACACCGAAGAATAAAAAACTTTACGCACGAGTAAAGGCAGAAGCAAAACGTAAATTTAAAGTATATCCATCAGCTTATGCAAATGGTTGGTTGGTAAAGACTTATAAAGCTCGTGGAGGTAAGTACTAATGGCATGTGGTTGCATGACTAAATATAAAAAACCTAAAAAGCGTAAACTCCCAAAGAGAGGTTCTCGAACTTCTACTAACAGGAAAAAACGTCGTGGCAAAAACTAAAGGTGGTTTAACCAAGTGGTTTAAAGAAAAGTGGGTAGATATTTCTCGTCCAAAGAAAGGTGGTGGTTACGCTGCTTGTGGACGAAAAAAGGCATCTTCTAAAAAGTACCCAAAATGCGTACCAGCAGCTAAAGCTGCTCGTATGACGAAAAAACAAAAAGAATCAGCAATTCGTCGCAAACGCAGAGCAGGAAATCCGGGCGGTAAGCCTAAGATGGTCAGCACTTATGTGAAAAAGACCAAAAAAGGAAGAATGAGACGTGGCGGTAAGAAAAGGTAAACGTCGCGGACCTACACAACGTAGGGCTGGCGGTAAGAAAAAAGACTCTCGTTTAAAGAGAGCTGGTGTATCTGGGTATAATAAACCTAAGCGTACTCCAGGACACAAAACTAAGTCTCACATCGTTGTGGCTAAAGTTGGTGATAAAGTTAAAACTATTCGTTTTGGTCAGCAGGGCGCAAAAACTGCTGGTAAACCTAAAAAGGGTGAAAGCGAAGCAATGCGAAAAAAACGTGCATCTTTTAAAGCACGTCATCGTAAAAATATTGCAAAAGGCAAAATGAGCGCAGCTTATTGGGCAGATAAGGTTAAGTGGTAATGTCAGAACATCATCCAGCAGATACTAACGGAGATGGCATTGTCTCTCCTGAAGAACATCAAATGTACTTAGAGTTTAAACGTAAAGAGTTAGAGGACCAAGATGCTATGCGAGATGCACAGAGAAATATGACTTGGTTTGCTTTGTTTGGTTTATTACTTTATCCGTTCGCAGTTTTACTAGGAGACTTAGTAGGTTTAGACGGTGCTTCTAAAATACTCGGCGATATGGCAGCTACTTATTTTGTGTCTGTAGCAGCAATTGTTGCAGCCTTCTTTGGCGGACAAGCATACACTAGTAAGAAATGAAGTACTTAGTATTTATAGCAGCCTTGTTTTTAACAGGCTGCTCACAACTTTTAGATACAAGTTTTTATGACGATAATGAATCGATGCTAGCTGTAGATGTACGATATGCTGTAGAAACCCTAAACTGTAAGTATCCTACAGAAAAAGTAAAGTTTAAAACACTTAAACTTAAACTATACTCAGAGAGTAAAGGATCTAAAGACCTACAATCAATGGCATCTAAGATGTACAAAACAGCGGAAACTTTAAGTATGACTACAAAACCAGCTGTTTGTGTTATTAAAAAGAAAATACTACAAAAACAAAGTAAAGATATAGCTAATGCTATCATGCGGAGATATTAATGGAAGACTTACTTGAAGAGATTAAAATAGGCTTAGAAACTGGAGCCCTCACTAAAGAAGAGGCAGAAGCCTTATTAGAAGAAGTTCATCTAACATTTGCTATTGAAGCAGAGAGTATAGACATGGAAACAAACGGTCGAATACTTACAGCTATATCTGTTATTTCAAAACTATTATAAAGGATTAATTCTTATGGCTTTGACAATTAGCCGAAGCGACATTATTAGTGACTACTTATGCGACTATCAAAAAGATAGTCGTTTTCTTAAGTTAGACTCTTCAGAATACTTAAGTCTTTTAGGTATTGACCCCCTACCTTCTCAAATAGCGTTAATAAATGCTGTAAACAATCCTAAATACCGTTTTATATGTGGCGCACTTTCTAGACGTCAAGGTAAAACATACATAGCAAATATTATTGGGCAGCTAGTATCTCTAGTACCTAATTGCAATATTCTAATAATGTCACCAAACTACTCACTTTCTCAAATTTCTTTCGATCTACAAAGAAATCTCATTAAGCATTTCGAACTCGAAGTCAAAAGAGATAACGCAAAAGACAAGGTAATAGAGATGGGTAATGGTAGTACTGTTAGGATGGGCTCTGTGAGTCAGGTAGACTCTTGTGTTGGTCGATCTTACGATTTGATAATTTTTGATGAAGCAGCGTTAGCAAACGGTAAAGATGCCTTTAACGTGGCCTTGCGACCTACACTTGATAAACCTGGCTCTAAGGCCATTTTTATATCAACACCTCGTGGACGGAATAACTGGTTTGCAGAGTTTTTTGACAGAGGTTTTGATGATGATTTCCCGGAGTGGTGCTCTATAAAAGCTACTTATAGAGATAACCCTCGTATGACCGAACAAGATGTTGAGGAAGCTCGTAAGAGTATGTCCGAAGCAGAATTTAAACAAGAATACGAAGCTGACTTTAATCAGTTCGAAGGACAAATTTGGAACTTTAACCATGAAAAATGTGTTGGAAATTTTGAAGAAATTAACACTGGAGGCATGGACATATTTGCTGGGCTCGATGTGGGTTATCGCGATCCTACTGCTTTCTGTGTTATTGGGTACGATTGGGATGAGGAACTTTATTATGTTTTAGACGAGTACTATGACTCGGAAAAAACAACAGAAAAGCACGCCGAAGAAATACAGCATATGATAGATAAGTGGGATATTGATTATATTTACATCGATTCCGCAGCAGCACAGACTCGATTTGATTTTGCACAGCAATATGATATTTCTACTATTAATGCTAAAAAGTCGGTTCTCGATGGAATAGCCAAAGTAGCAGCAGTAGTAGATAATGAGGTACTTCACGTAGACCAAAGATGTGCAGAAACTTTAGCGTGTCTTGACCAATACCAGTGGGACCCCAATCCAAACCTTGCAAAAGAAAAGCCTAAACACAATCGAGCATCGCATATGGCTGATGCGTTACGATACGCGCTCTATTCTTTTGAAACTAGCAACACTGGCTTTTAGCTAGGGGTCTAAAAAATAGTTGTTGACTTATCAACTCCCCCACGCTATAATTCTCATATAAATAAAGGACGGAAAGAAATGTCTAAGTTAAAAAGGGACAAAATAAAATACATACGAGATAAGGCAAAATCTAAGTACGAAAAAGACTCTAGCTGTTATATATGCGGGGAGACAGAGAACTTAGACTTTCACCATTATTATACTATGACACCTTTATTAAACGAGTGGTTAAAAGAAAAACAGAAAGAACGCCCAGAACACTATGTAGATGAATATATAGTAATCTGGAGAGACGAGTTTATAGAAGAGAACCACGGAAAGATTTACGATGAGACAGTAACGCTTTGTCATCATCATCACTTGCAACTACATAAAATCTATGGCAAAGATCCTAGCTTAGGCACTGCTAAAAAGCAGATGCGCTGGGTAGGGATTCAAAGAGAGAAAAATGGGCTGGATTAACAAAATTTTTGGTAACGAAGAAGAAAAGCTAAATCCGGCGCAGCCTTTTTACGACCATAAAACAGAACCAAGTCGCGAATATACAATTAAGTATGAGCAAGCGTATGAAAAGCTTGAGATTGTAAATCGTGGCGTAAATATGATTGTAGACGACGTATCAGAAATTAAAACCAAAGTAGGTGATCCTATTAATGGTAATTTTAATATCGTAAAAGGTATAAAAAGATCAAAAGTAAACGTACTTTTAAATCAAGAGCCAAACCCTTATCAAGATATTAGCACTTTTCGTCGTAACTTAATCACTGATTTTATGATTGACGGCAATATATTCATTTACTTTGATGGTGCTCACTTATACCATCTTCCTGCACAACATATGACAATTCATGCAGATGAAGCAACTTATGTTAGCCACTATACTTTTAAAGAAAGAGTACGATTTTCTACAGATGAAATTATTCACATAAAAGAGAACTCGTTTTACTCTATCTACCGCGGTGTATCTAGACTTAAACCTGCACTACGTACTATGACTCTTATGTTACGCATGCGTGATTTTCAAGATAACTTTTTTAAGAACGGCGCAGTCCCGGGATTAGTTTTAAAATCACCGAATACTTTATCTGAGAAAATTAAAGAGCGTATGATTCAATCTTGGTCTATGCGATATAATCCAGCAGGCGGTGGAAGACGTCCACTTATTCTAGACGG